TACCCCAAAAATTTCTAGGTCGCAAGCTTGTCCTAGTGCATGCTGCGATGTTTTTTTGCTACCAATCGCTTCACACAACGCCTCTGAACGGTATCCGCTGGTTATCGTAACAGGTTTGTCAAAGTGTGCACGTAAAGGTTCTAAAACTTTATAGCATAAGTCACCTAAATTTTTAATCTCTCCAGGTCCTGGAGTATTATCAATTGCCTTACGTTGAGCTACCATGGAAGCGGTCATCTCTTTTAAAGTGAAGTGTTTACTAAGTTGCATAATATTTATTTACCTCTAACAGAATCAATGAAATTGTACACTCTTCCAAATTGTTTATCAATAGACATCAAGTCAGACTGAATCATGGTTACTATTAATTGGAGTTCAATTAATGTTACAAGTGTCCATGTAGCTAATCCCATTAGGATTGTACCAAGTAATGCAATTAATGCTGTGTTAGTTTTTCTACTCATTTGTTGGTACCGGTAATTCATCTGTTAAATATTTAGGTATTTTTAACTTTTTTGTAGTGTCTTCCCCCATATAATCACCTGGATTTTTCTCTATATACTCTTTTTTTAAATTTTCCCAATGGTTTCCTTCATCTTTTTTATTAAGAACTTCTTCATTAACTGATACTATACCCTTACATTTTAAGGCCAAGGATCTAAAGTTTTCATTATATAGATAGCTAGGATTAGCATTAACTTTATTACAATGTTTTAATAATTCTAATTGTTGTTTTAATATAAGATTGTCTGTTCTCATTCTATTTTGTGTGTCACAATTTTTTTTAGATAGACCTAAATTTTTTCTAAATGAAAATCTTAGTTCGTGTCTATCATTATCATAATCACTAGTACTTGGAATACGATAATCATGTTCGGTTTCGATTTTGTTAATAGATGCTTCTATGCTTCCGTAGACACATTGTCCTCCATCGTTTTGAAGATACTCGTTTCTAGAATTAGCTGGTCCACCAAACAAAGCCAGTAGTGTTAACATCAAAATTAATAGTGCAGTAAATCTGTAATCCATCCTGAGAATCTCCATACATTACCTACCTAATTATTTAATAAATCTCTAGCTACGTCTTTAATATCATAGCCTTGTTCCCGTACCGTATTGGCGAGCACATTGTATAAATTCTCTGCCATCTGCCATGTAGCTTCTGCTGATGCAAGTCTAGTTTTTACATCTGCCATCTTTTCTTGTTCGTAAGCTAGATCTCTTCTAAGATCTTTTATCTCAACTTCTTGTATTTTTATGATTGCTAATTGATTAGCATTGATTGTGTCAGTTAAATTGACAACGTATTTAACGCCAGTGAATGTCCCAAAAAGAACGGATGCTATGACAGGTACTAATACAAAATTCTTTTTGAATAACTCTGCAATGTTCATATCTATTATTTTAATATTAACTAATTGCTAAGACAGCAATTATAATAACCACAGCAATAGCTAATTTTTTATGATCAGTTATTATGTGTTGTATTTCAGATTTAATTTTTTCCATTTTTATCTCCTTTTTAGAACTGTATTATACCTAACATTTCCATCTTCTTCTAGCCTGTCTTAATCTAGAATTAGGATCTTTAGCAGCTTTTGGAAACATTTTCATTTGTCCAGCACTTCTCGCACAAAAAGACTTACGTCTTTTAGCATCTTTAGAACCTTTTTTAACTGTACCTGTTACTGCTGTTTTTAATTTAGATCCGGGATTCTTTTTTCTATAGGCCATGACACCTTTTTCTGTCATCCCTGCACCACTCTTTGTAGATCTAAAATTACTTTTATTTCTACGTGGCATGCCACCCTTTTTAAATCCTAATAATTCAAGAGTATACTCATGCATGAGTATTAGCCGTTGGTAGTAGTAAGATTAGGTCCTGAGTATTTATCAGTTAATAATGTATAAGCTGCAATATTTGTTTTTGTCTTGCAAAAAATTCCATTTGGAAAAACAATACCATCATCTGGAAAAGAAAAATTAACTAAATCTCCAGTAGGTACATCTGCAATAAATAAAGTAACCCCTACATTTGAAGTTGTAGTTAACTCTAAAACACCAGCTCCACCACCATCACTAGCAACAATAATTCCCTTAAGTCTTATTGGCTGTGCAATAATTGCGGCTGCGCCTGCAGCAGCAGTTGATCTTGTTGCTTGTATATCTCCTCTAAACATAAATTCTCCTGTGTTTGTGGCTCCCGAAGGAGCCACTAATTATTTATTAACTCCAAGGATTAGCAAATGCTCCATTACCAATCAATTGTGCTTCTATTTGCCAGATTAAACCAGCAACTGCTCTACATTTAATGTGAGCACCTTCTAGTCCACCTTTAGTAGTAGCAGTCAAAGTAAGAGTGTCAGTTCCACCAGCAGAAAAAGCTGTAACTGCTCCTGGATCAGTAGCTGTGTTATTGTAAATAGCCATTCCTCTAAACACATCAGCTAATGCATGACCTGCTGAAGCACCTGCGTTTAAAACAAAAGTGTTTGCACCTGTTAAACTTGCAGTTACAACAAATTCATAAATCATCCCTACATTGTTTGCAGAGTTCGGATCAGTTCCTGGTCCAGCAACAGCACTGTTAGCTGTTGAATTAATGTCGGGTAAATTAAAAACAGTATTGGCATCGCTTATTGTTAATACTTTACCTTGGTATTCATCGATATTAGTTTTACTGTCAGCAACAGTTCCTGTTATTGCTTGTATCATATTTGGACCAATTCCAATAAATCCATTTTGGGATCTTATTGGTCCGTCAAACGTTGTTCTTGCCATAATAGTTTCTCCTCTATAGCGGTTAAATAATGTAGTCTCTATAGCGTCTGCCCAGACAGTCTACAAAATTATTATTTTCTAGGTCTTTTTATTATACATAAAAAAAGGGGGGCTTGAAAGCCCCCCTTTAAATATTAATACTGTTATAAAGTATTAGCTAGTCGGTAAATTTCCGTTACCAAATATAGCTCTAGGGTCAGACCAGCCGTAGCTGTATCTTTCTCTAGCTTTAAATCTAACGTTTCCAGTATCGAAGTCACCTTCCATAGCAGTTTTCAATGGTGCTCTAACGAAGTGTTTAAGTCCATTAGGTACATCAGTCAAAAGATAGAATGAATCTGTATCAGTTAAAAAGTTATTCACTCTGTAACCTTGAGGTACCATTCCCATTTGATAGATAGCATTGATATCGTTATCTGCAGTACTTGTTCTATTAGGAGATTTCATCAATCTTTCAGCTGTGAATTGTAATTCTTTTGGAATTATCATTTTCATTCCCTGAAGAGCGATTCTTAAACCTCTTTCATCAACAAATCCTGCGATGTCAATTAACGATTGCTCTAGTGAAGTTTCGTTCAAGTCAGATGGAGTAGCTAATCTGTTACTAAAAGTACCGCCAGTAGCTAGTGGGTGAGCATTATTAATTAATGATACTCCGTCTCCACCTGTTACTGCAGTAAATTGAGCTTGGTTTAGTACCTGCGCTGCTTTTACTTGCTTCGTATTCGACATAGATCTTGCAAGAGCTCTTGTGTATCTTGCAGCTAATCTGTCGTATAGGTTATCTTCGATTGCTTCTTCCGTGATAGCAAATGCTAAAGCGATTGTTTCGTGTGTGTAACGTGCAGTAAATGTTTCTTGTGCATCGTCAAAAACAACTCCAGCGCCCTCTTGTTTAGTGGGTGCAGAAGCGAAACCGCTTAACATTACTTCTTCTTCGAAAGCTCTGTCAGATGTTTCAGTCATGAAAATCTCTTTATCTTGATTTTCATATCTGTTGTATTCCAGGCCAAATAAAGCATTTAGACCTGGCTCTAGTTCTTTAACTAGTTGTGCTCGTGATATAGCCATAGTTTATTTCCTTATATGTTGACCTACGCCAGACCGACTGTTGCCTGTCTGTAGAAGTGATTGTTTATTCTAACAAGAATATTCCCGTTAGCTGCTGATTCAGTGCTGTTAGCTGGATCTTGCGAAATATCAATTGCTTGAATTACGTAAGTAACCTGCGTTCCTGACTCTGAGTAGTCTAGCTGAACTTGAGAGTTCCCTGTTTGTGTTACACCAGTTGTGTTAGTAACTGAATAGTTTTTAAATAAATCCGCAGCACTAAAAGTACCATCAGAATCCACTAAAAAAACTGCATCTGGATCGTCTACAACAAAGGCAGTTATTCCGCCCTGTGTTGGAGTTACGCCACCAGGATAATAGTTTTTCCAAGTTGGTTTCTGAGTTGTTGGATCATTATAAAAACATCCGTTAAATACACCCACAACAGCGTTAGAAGTGTTTGCTGTATGTCTTTCAACATTTCCAGCGGCAGTTGGTATAACCAAATCCCCTTGAAATATTGCAGTTGCATAACCTGCTGCTATTCTATATCTGTTCTGAGCTCCAACTAATGGTGTTCCGTCTAGTTTTCTGTAAGGTCTAAGACCGAACTTTTCTGATACGTTTGCCATGTTGTTTGTCTCCTATTAAACGTTTGTTAATTTAAGACCACTGTAGGTATTGCAAAAAGATTACTTCTTGTTTCTACCACCAAAGGTCACTCTGGATTGCCTCTCAATATTGATTGGCATCTCCGGGTGCTGTTCCTTCATAAGATCTGAATCAACCGCTTTCATTCTGTCGTCTGTTAGCCTTTTAAAATAGGCTGCACGTTGTTCAAGTATCTCTGTCGGTATCCTTGCCAGCACAAGGCCCCCAATCCCGATTAACCCCCTATGTTTGCCTTCTTCAAGAACTGGATATCCATGACTGTCACCTATTTCACTTATTAGTGTGGCAGCAGTTACAAATTCCCAACCCTCTCTAAGTTTTCTTGATACATTTGTTGCATCATCAAAACCTTGAATGGTAGTTCTTATCCAACGATGAGAAAAACCATGTGGTGCATCTGGGGCATCCAAACTGGATGATGGAGTCCAAGATTTAGGAGCTTCTTTTTTGCTTCTATCCTCTGAACTGCGTGAAGTTTTGTCTATTTTTGTCATAATTAATTATCCTCCTTCACGTATCTAGCATATTCCTCTAGTGGCACGCCTAATCTTTTAGCAATAGCTACCTGTGATTGCGAGAGTTTCACAGTTTTGCGTCCCTGTTGCTTACGACCAGCCGAAGCAACCGTTTGGACGGGTTTCGGTTTCTCCTTTTCAGGCTCGTCATTAGCACCAAAACTACTTGGAAAATATTTCCGTAGTCTTGTATTTACTTCAGTATAATACTCATCACTGTCCAGTTCAAGCCCCTCTTGAGCTAAATTATTATGAATAGTGATTGCAGCATTAGTCATGACGTCGTCATCCCCAAACCAAGTATTTTCTTCAGCCCATTTCTTAGCTTTAGGTGTAATTGGTTGTTGGGTAGGTTGAGTCTCTAGATTGTTTGCTTCAACGTTTGTTGTTGATTTAACTTCTTCTTCTTTTATCTTCTTCTGCTCTTCACGATTTCCCATCTCTAATCTAGCTTTTTCTTTTTCTACAGCTAATTGAGTTAGTCTATCGTTTGCCTCCATGATTTTATCAGTATCTTGCTTTTCAATAGCATCACGAAGTACGTTCTTGACCTGTTCTCTTTGAGCATCCACTCTAGCATCAAACTCTTTTAAGTGTTGATCCTCTGAAGTATCAGCTTTTCTGACAGTAGTGTCATACTTTTTTTGTAAACCCTTAGCAAAATCTAAAGCAGCTTTTTCTCTTCTTTCAGCTTCTCTGTATTTTCTAGTAAGCTTATCAATTCTTTTTTGATAGTTGTCAGAATGTTTAACTAAATTGTCTTCTTCTTTAACAAGTTTTTCTTCTTCTTTAACAAGTTTAACTTCTTCTTTAACAAGTTTAGTTTCTTCTCCTGTCTCTTCTATTTGAAGTTCTTCTTTTTTTTCTGGTTCTTTAGTATGGGCTGTCCCACCTAAATCAACTTCCCCTCTATCAAGATTGGGTAATTCTTCTTTTTTTTCTGGTTGGTCTAACTCTATTACTGTTTCATTAGAATCATCAATATCTAAAGGAACATCACTTTCTTTTTTCATTAGTGCTTCTGCACTATAGTCTTTTACTTCTGCCATTTTATCCTCCTAAAATAAACGGAGAATATCTTCTGGCTTTTTGACTGTTCCTATAATCTCGTCATCATTGAGTATTCGGTGTTCACCGAATTTAGTTTGAAATCGTGAGCCGGCATATCTACCATAAATGATAAAGTCGCCTTCTTTACACCAAGCACCTTTGGGAAATTTACTTTCATCTTTATAACAAAGATCACCCATTTTAACTACAAGGGCAACAACTGTTGTCATCTGTATTTTATCTGATGTTTCTTCGGTTAATAAAAGTCCACCTTTTGTTTTTTTATGTCCAGACCATGGTCTGACTAACATTCGGTATCCTACTGGGTTTGGTATGATTTCAAGATATTCTTTGATGCCTTGTGGATCTGTAGGTACTTGATTTTCTTCCTTAGCTTCTTTAAATTCAGCTGTAGGTTGTTCAATCATTGTCGCCATCGTTATCCTCCTTTTGCAGGTTTTTAATATCCTGAAGCAGCGTTTCTAAAGCGCTGAGTCTGCCTCGAGCATACATCAGTTTATCCATGGAATCAACCCCATAGCAAAGATGTTCTTTTGTCACATCTATTTCTTTTTTAATTAGATTTTTAAAGGTATCAAATGAAAATGGGTCAATCATATTTTATATATTTTCATCTTTGTTAGATAAACAAATTTTATGTTCTCCCTTATCTATAATTTTAAAACCAAAATAATTTAGCATCTGAGTAATTAAAGGCATATCAAATGTAGGGTAATCATCAAAAACAAAACGAGTATGAGGTGCAGCTCTATCTGCAAACCAGAGCGCTTCTCTAACTACATCTTTAGTCATATGGGGACCATCAAAATGAACAAAAGCATATTTTGAATTTTTATGATCTGGATGATTCATAAAATCTATATCAGTCATATTAGCTAAGGTAAATTGTCCTTGATTTCTGTACTTATATAAATCGTTTAATAAAGTATCTCTCATCTGATCTGTATAATCAAAAGACTTAGGCTCAGTGGTATCGTAATGTTGGTACTCTAAATTTGCATAAGGATCTACACCAACATGTATGTAATTATTTCTAACACTATTTAATATTATTGCTGAACCAAGTCCTTGTCTAACACCTATCTCACAAGATTTATAACCTTGGCAATTAAAATCCTTTGCCCACTTTGTTAGT